GCAGGCGCAGGCGCTGCGGCTTCAGCCACGGGCTCAGCAGCGGCCACCGGCTCGACTGCCGAGCTGGCTTCCACGACACCGGCAGAACCGCTGCCGATGACCAGGCTCAGGGGAGCGGTGCTTGGGAGCACCAGGCCAGTGGTGATCGGGCCAGTGACGGTGCCGATGGCAGCAGCAGCAGGCTCGTCGCCTTCGATGTCGACTTCAGCCGACAGACCGTTGTTCTTGCGGCCCGAGGTGAACTCGATGGTGATGGTCTTGCCGGCGACGGCGATGCCACGCGAAGCGATGAACTGCTTGAGGGCTTGTTCGATCTCGGCTTGTTTCAGGGTGATGAGCATAGGATGCTTTCTTTGGTTTGGTTTGGAAGGGCAGGGGGAAAGGACAGCTTCAACATTTGCTTGAAGCTGGTGAGGTTCAGGCCGGCATGAATGGCAGCGACTGCATCTGCCATGTGCTCTGCCTTGGACTCAGACACCTTGGTTTCTCCGCCTCGAACGTAGCGGGGCCAGTTGTTGTTGGGGTGCTGGGCCATTGCCCAGGTGATCATCTGCTCTTTGGTGGCGTTCTTGGTCAGTCCAGTAGCCAGCTTGACTTCAGTGGGCGTGAGCTCAAAAAAGGGAATGCTGTTGGCCCTGAGACTGCCAAGAACTCCGGCGACTACCCCGTAGGCTGCAGAAGCACGAGCGCTTTGCGATCCTTGTGGAACTTCCACAAAGACAGCATCAGCGTCTACTACTGAAACCATGGCGTACCGGTAGAGCCACTCTGCTGCAGCCAGATCCAGTGAGTTTTGCCTCACTTGTTTGCCTGTAGGCAAAACAGGTTGAGCAAGCGCCACTGATTCGATCTGCAGCGACTCACCGGTAAACGTGCCATGGGCAACACCCCAGTTCCGAAGACTGGGATCGAAGCCCACGACACGCAAAGGCCGGTCGAGCAGCATCAGTTCACCAGGGCAGTGCCCGTGACAGCTGCAGCGACTTCACCAGGAGCGTCAGCTTCGTCGATGGAAACCATGGCCTCGAAAGGCAGGTTCTCGAGCTCGCTGATGGCCAGGCGGATGCCGGTCTGGAAGGCGACACGGACTTCACCGGTCAAGACGGTCTGGGGACCGTCTTCGACCGAGAACTCGGTGCCTTCAGGCATGTCGACCATGTGGCGCAGCAAGGCGATCTTGCTGGCATGCCAGGCCGTCAGGTGACGGACGAAGGTGTCGATGTCGGTGATCTCCAGGAGTTCTTCCTGGGGTTGGGCGGGCTTGGCTTGATCCATGAGATCTTTCGTGAGGAAGGGAAACCCAGCTCTTTTGAAGAGAGCTGGTCAGGGCATCAGCCGAACAGGCTCTTGCTCTTGGGGGCGCCGGCTGCGGCTGCAGCACCGTTCAGGCGAGGAGCACCCGGCTTGCCAGCGGCTGCGGCACCCTTGGCACGGTTGCGGGTCACGCCCGTGTTCTTCTCGGCCCAGGTGTCGGCAAACGTGGCCGTCTCGGCTTGCGCACGGATCTCGGCGGTCGTCATGCGGTCCTTGGCACGGAACAGCTTGTCGATGACGTTCTCGTCACGGGTCTCGCCCGTGGCCTCGTAGGCGCCGGTCGCCTCGTTCTTCTTGGTCCTGTCCACCGTCTGCTTGACGATGCCGGCCAGGATCTGCTGGCCCAGCAGGTCCATGATCATGTTGACCTTGGTGGGCACTTCCTGCTTGGCTTCTGCGTTGTAGACGCCGACAACCTTCTCTTCGGTGTCCAGTTCGCTGATCTCCTTGCCCACGGTCAGCAGGGCCAGGCTGTTGGCCACGAGGTATCCCGGCAGGTAGATCTTCTCGCCGTCCTTCTCGTAGTAGTTCTTGGCGCCCTTGGCGGTGCCCGAGGACATCCACAGGGTTTCACGGTACTCCTGGCCGGAGCTGGTCTTGGCGCCCAGCACCAAGCCGAGGGCACCGCTGGCGGCGACGGTGACGTAGGCCAGGGTGATGTTCAGCATGTGCAGGCCGGTGTCCAGGACACGGCTGCCGCCGAGGGTGTCTTTCTCGTTGGCGATGGATTGGTCGGATGCGAGGTTCTTGAGCAAGCTCATGATGATTTCCTTGGAGAGGGGATTTGGGTGAAGGGAGGTAACTGTATTTCATATTCCCTGCTTGGAGAGTATCTCTAGCAGGGTTTATGAATCTCAGTCGTAGTACTGGTTCAGCCTGTCGATGACATGCTGCATGTTGTTGTCGATGTAGATCTCGTTGGCAGCCCAAAGGCCGAGAGGCCCGCGCATGCGCTCGTTGACCGTTTCCTTGGTCAGCCGAGTTTGGAACACGTACTTGAAACCCAGCGCTTCTTCTTCGGGTGTGATCACCAGAAGGGGATTCTTCATCTCCTTCAGGGCTTTGAGCGGCACCTTGCGGGCGCTCAACACCGTCGAGAAGTAACTCTCGATGCCGTTGCTCTTGAGCGAGCCCTTCACGGGAACAGAGGTCTCCATGACCATCTCGTTCTCGTTCAGCTTGTCGGCCACGTGAGCCAGGAAGATCACGTTCTTGGTGCTCTTGGCCACGTGCTGCTGCATCAGCACCTTGAAGTACTGGGCGAACTGGCCCCAGGCTTGCATGGTGTTGGCCGAGTTGAGCACGTACATCGACTCGTACATCTCCAGCAGGTACGTCAGCGTGTCGATGACGATGGTGTGGATCTCGGGCATCGTCTCCGCGACCTCGAAGGCCTCGTAGATCTGCATGGGATCCGTGACGGTGAGCTCTTTGAACTTGGAGCGAAATGGCAGCTTCTTGCCGGCTTCGCAGTTCAAATACATCACACCTTCGGGCTTCTGCAGTCCCATGAGGGACGCAGACTTGCCCACTGCCGACTTGCCGCCGATCAGGACGAGCTTGTCGTTGACTGTGGTTTGACTCATTGATGGTCTCGATGAAGTTGTAGTGACCAAAGAAAAAGCCACCCGAAGGTGGCTTTGCACGTGATCACCAAGTGCCCGGAGGGCACCTGTTTGATGTAGCTACTGAAACCAGAACACTACTCTGCGCTCATCCGCAGGAGTGGCTTTCTTCAGTGTGGCAGTCAGGGTGTAGATAAGGTCAGCGAGTCTCAGCTTCAGCACCTGGGCTTCTGGCCTGTGGTCTGTGCCGAGCTCGATGTACTTTTCCATCAGCTCTTGGACGGTGAGATAGTTGTCACCGAATCCCTCGGTGTTCCAGGTTTCTCTCAGAGCTTGCAGCTCTGGTGATGCGTCTTCTGGAAACCCCTTTGCCCAGCATGACCAGGGCAGAGAATCCCATACCCCATCGGTCAGCATGCTGTAGAGCAGCCGATCTTTGGGGCAAGGGATTTCTTCCATGGTTCGCAGCAAGCAACCCTTCTGGATCAGAGATTCTCTTTCCCGAAAGGTTGCAGCTGCCTCTGCTTGCCAGGCACCGGTTGGTGCCTTGGTTTCAACAAACAGATGGAGGTGGGTAGGAGTCAGGGCCATCATGTCCAATCCCGAGGGTTTGGTTGCAATGGCCGGACTATCGTTTTCTCTACCGTTTTGGGATACCCCTATGTTCTAGGGGTTAGCCCTTACTGCCTACTCCATCACGGAGTAGTCGAGCTTGCTCCAGCGCTCCCGCGCTTGATCAGCTCTCGGCCTGCTGTCGTCATGACCGTGGACAGAAGCTCAGCTTCGCTCAGCTTGTCTGCGATCTTGTCGTTCAGGGCAAAGACCTTGACTCGGATGTCATCGAAGCCAAAGCCAGCGTCCACCAGGATCCGAACGTAGCGGTGCAGCATGTTGTTGCGGTTGCCGTCACCGATGTTGTTCATGACCCAGCGCTCGAGCGCATCGAGGTTCTGCTGGCTGTCGAGCAGTGCCTTGCGCTCTTCGTTCTTGCTGGTCTTCGGAATGAAGGGCAGAACGTCCAGCACTTGGCCGTCTTGGTACTCGAAGTGCCCATCGTGGCTGAGCCACTTGCGAGCACGCTGGAACGTAGCCGTGTCCACATCGAAGGGCATCCAGTCCTTGATGTTGTTCATCAGCTCTCGGTAGTCCTTGGCGTCCAGCTTCAACTCGTAGTTGATGGGCAGGACGATGCGGAAGCGGTGCTCGGTGTCGGTGTGCCGCTTGGTCGTGTAGAGCAGGAACTTGTAGTCCTTGAGCAACAGCTTGGCGGTGCTGATGTTCACTCCACCGTCCACGTCGATCACCACGAGGTTGAAGCCGGGGATGGCGTTGTCCTCGTTGCGGTAGCCGTTGGTCAGGTGGTGCGTAGTCCAGTGCAGGCCTTGCTTCTGGGTCAGGATGTGCAGCTTGTCGAACGGAGCCAGCTCAGGCTTGTAGCCTTCGACGATGTCCGTGCTCCAAGCCACCACCATCTCGTCCAGGTTGGTGGGCTTGAGGGCCTCACCGCGCATGAACTCGATGCCGTCGCTGAACGACTTCTTGATGACGATGTTGTTCTTGTAGCCCCAGGCAGTAGCCAGGGTCATCATCTCAGCGCGCTGTGCCGACGAGCCTTTGTAGAACGGGAGATCTTCGACCATGTCGGCTTGCGTCACTTCGCGGCCGATGTCTGCGATGTACTTGGCCAGCTTGACGTAGGGGCGGTCCCGCGTCAGCAACTGGTTGAAGGCTGCACCCGATTCTTCGGCCAACTTGATGGCGTAGTACAGATGCTGCTCGGTGACTTCAGGGCTGCCGTCGATGAAAGCGTAGGCACCTGCGAGCTTCAGGCTCTTGAAGTGACGGTGAGCCACTTCCTTCTTCTTGAGCTCGTCATGCACCGGCAGCTCACTGGCTCGCTTGCTGCACAGCAGTTCGTACTCGTTCAGCAGCAGAGAGGTGTCTTTGCTGATGGCCAGTTGCTTGTTGGCGTTGAGCACATCAGCCAGGCTCTCCAAATGGTCCGCGTAGTCTTGCAGGAACTGGTGAGAGTCCTGCTTGGTACGCATCTCGTAGAGCTGCTCGGGGGTGAGGTCGGTGCGCTTGTCCGTGCTGCGGTTGTAGGCGAAGAAGCAGCGGCGTGCGTAGCCCGTGTCGAGCAGCGAGTACAGCTGCTCTTCGGTCTTGCTGCCATCCAGCAGGCGCACAGGCTCACCGAACATCAGCAGGTTGGTGGGTGTGCTGCCGTGGATCTCTTCGGTGCGCTTGCTGTCCGAAGTGTTCTTGGTCAGCTTCTGCTTGACGCGACCCACATCGTAGAGTTCCAGGAAAGCCGGAAAGACTTCCATGGAGCCCATCAGCGTTGAGCCGATCTCGTCGATCTCCAAGTTCACGCTGCCAGCGTCAGCCATCAGCAGCTTGTGGCGCATCTGTTTGACAGCAGGCGTGGTGGCTTCGCTGAAGTCAAACAACAGAGAGCCTTGATCCTCGAACTCCTTCTGCACTTTCAGCAGCTCGTCGTCCGGATCGGTGCCTTTGCGGGTGGCCCGCTTCAGGCTGATCTTGGGCATGTTCTGCTCGGCCAGCAGCGGGAAGGTCTCGTTGAGGAAGCGCTTGCGGAACAGATGCGCGACTTCCTGTTCGAGCATGCCGGTCGAGACGCCTTTGCCAGTGCCCGAGGGTGACAGGGCCAGGGTGTAGGAGTTGACCGGAATGGGGCCACGGTCATGCGTGGCCACGGTGGCCCGCATCATGGCGGCGATCTTGCACCAGTAGTAGGCGACGATCACTCGAAAGAACAGTGGGTTGCTGTTCTGGGTCTTGTTGCAGAGGATCTGCACCAGCTTTTCGGAAGCTGGGTGAAAGTCCATTTGGTCGAAAGGCTTCATAGAGTCTTCTCTCCGTAGATGTGGTTGGTCGGGATGTAGCTGAAGATTTTCTTGCAGTGGATGCAATAGATGAAGGCGTAGCAGTTCTTCTCGTCAGTCCACGCAGCTTTGTCTTGGTTGGCTTTGCCAAAAGGACTTTGTGTGTGTGCTCTATCGATACTGATTTGCTTGTGCCTGCACAGAAAGCGCTTGAACAGGCCTGCCATCACTGATCCATGAGCAGATCACCAGCAGCGATCAGTGCATCTTTTTGGGTACAGACAGGAAAAGCAGGGCAGTACTTGCAGGCAGTGACTTCGCCTGGCTTCTCCAGCACAACGCCTTTGCTGCCGTCTTCGACAAAGCGAAGCATGGCGTCGTGTTTGTTGTCGAAGTTCTTGGTGCTGCGGCCAGTCAGCTTCTCTGGGTTCTTGTAGTACTTGAACACCGGATCACTGCGCCACAGGTCTTCGTCTTCGCACAGCGGAATGTCAGCTTCGTCTGCATTCCAGTACTTCTCCATCAGTGCGAGCTTCTTGCTGATGAAGGCCTCGATCTCCTGCACAGACTTCAGAGCGAAGCTCTGCTTCTTGAAGGGATGCGAGGGGTAGTTGGGATCACTGCGAATCTTCGACCGCTGCCAGTCGGTGAAGATGAAGTGAATGTCCATCTCGTTCTGAGTGATCAGCTTCGGGTCCAGCCAGCGATAGATGGAACCTTGCAGTGCGTACTTGTTGTTGTTCACTTGGTTCTGGTAGGTCCAGACAGAGGTGGACTTGAAGTCCTGCACTCGACCTTCACCGATGAAGTCGAACTTGCCGCTGATGGTCCACTTGCCCAGCTTGCGGTGCAGTCGCTGCTCCAGGTAGACAGGGATGCTGTCAGGGTGGGCGACCAAAAAGTCATCGCTGGGGTTCACTGCGATGCGGTTCACGATCTTCTGGGGGTAGCCCAGAGCCAGCATGGCAGCTTGGTGGTTGGTCTTCCATGCCCGCTCGATGGCGTCATGGATGGCTGCGCCCATGCGGTTCTTCATCATGTCGGGCAGAGGCACTAGGCCTTGGCCCGGTGGCACTCGTGTTGCCAGAATGAGTTGCCGCAAGGGCTTGAGCAGCGTCGTCGCACTGATGGTGTGCGGATCGTCGTTGTAGTCGTAGTTGTCGGAAGCCAGGAACACTGCCAGAGCCAGAGGCACTTCAGCGGTGTGGGAGTAGCGGGTTGATTGCATGGTGGTGTGCTTGAGAGTTTTCAAAGAGCGCCAGGAAGGCGCATGTGTTGGCTCTGGCGGCTGGCTTACTTGATGAACGACTTGGAGAAGCCTTGAAGGTGCGGCTTCTGACGCAGAGCAAAGTAGTCGGCGTAGGCCTTGTTGAGGATCTGAAGAGAGCCTTCTTTCGGGTAGAGCACGATCCAGACAGGATGAACGTCAAAGACGCGAGCCATCCACTGCATGGCCTCTTCTGAAGTCTTGGCTTCCACCACAAAGTTCTTTGGGCGGTAGCGCCGGTCAGCGTCTTGCTCGTAGTAGAGGACCAAGAACGAAGCAAGGTCTTCTGCTGGCTTGGGCAAGACCAGCTTCAAAGCAGGTGCTTCAACTTTTTTGGCTTCCTTCTCACGAAGGTACAAGTCCAGCTTGGCCAGCGCGTTCCAGGCTTCATGAGCCAGGTGCGGCAGGTTGCTGTCCTTGTCGTACTCTTCGCCCATGTGCCGGCTGGCTGCATGGCGTTGCTGAGCGTCTTCGTAGCGCCGGAAGCCATCGGGCACATGGACCCAACCACCATCGGTGTACTTGGCTGCTCCGAAGGTGCCGACCTTGGCGACTTCGGTGAGAGCTCGTGCCATGCCGCCTGTGATCAGGTGCATGCGGACTTTGCCTGAGTCGACTTTCGCGCCAGGCTCATGCTGGGATTTGCCCAGCGGGTCTTTCTCGATTTGCATGAATGTGTAACTTCAAGAGGAAATGAAAAGAGCCCCAAGGTTTCCCTTGAGGCTCTCGCTTGCGATCAACCGAAGTTGATCTCGCAGGCACCACCTGCGCAGGCCAGCTCACCGGCCAGGTTCACGTCATCGCCGTTCACCTCGAACACTTGCGACACGTCGATGGCAGCCAGTGCAGGCAGCATGGCTTCGTACTGCTCTTTGGTGCAGTCTTCGAAAGGCATCTGCGGGTACGCAGTCGAACCGAAGTACGGCAGCACCGAGATGCCGTTGTAGTACTCACGGTTGTCCCACATCCAGCCACCGAGCTGATCCCACTCATCGTCCTTGACGGAGATGGTGCAGCTCACGTTGTGGCGGTTGTCGCCCCTGTTGTGGCCTTCGTCAATCCACGTGCTGGCGATGGCTTTGACTCGCTCCAGGAGATGGAGCATCGGCTCGTCACGGAACACAGCGCCTTCAGGTGCCTTCTGCGGGAAGCTGAGCACGACCCCGTCAGGGTTCATGACATCTTGCTCCACGAGTTGAGGCACAACTCGCTGCAGGTACTTGACCAGTGCTTCGTCCTTACCCGCGCGCATGCGACGGATGTAGTACGGAGCGTGCCAAGCGTGGACACCGGAGCTGGTGCCCAAAACCAGAGAGCTGGTGCCTTCTGGCTTGACGCAGGTGATGCGAGCTGCAGCGTTGATGTTGATGTCACGCGCAGTCGTGAGGTTCTGCAGCGTGGCTTCTGCAGCCGCTTGGCGCTGATCCAGGGGTTCCACCGTGCCCGAAGCGATGCCGGTCATGGACACGCCCAGCAGTGCATCGAGCTCACACGCCTGTTGCCATTTGGGATTCAGGTAGTGGAAGTCGGTGTAGCCGGCTTGGAGAGTGCCCAAGAAGGCTGCAGCACGCGAGGCCTCGTTGTAGTCTTGCTGGCTCTTGATCATCGAAGCGTTGATCGTGCTCAGATTGCACATCTGGTACGGACGCAGGCCGATCTCGACGCAAGGGTTGGTGCCCCAGTCTGGGTTGTTGGTCCAGTAGACGCCAGGCTCACCGCAGCCAGAGTCCTTGATGCGCTTCATCAGCGCCTGAAACTCTCGTTCGCTGACCTCGTTGCGAGGCAGGACAGCAGAGTTGTTAGCGCGTGCGCGGTACGGATGGGTGATGTACCACTCACCGGCCTTGCAGGTCAGCATCTCTTCGTCGAAGCGGTCGAACAGGCAGATCATGGCGGCACGACGAATGCCACCGGCCAGCACAGCATCGGCCACGATGCAGGCAATGTCATGCACTTCGATGGGACGAAGGCGGCGACCTACTGCAGCACGGAAGATCGGGATGATCTTTTCGATGCACTTGCGCAGAGGCTCAGGGCCAGGGGCCTTGCCGCCAGAAGTCACCAGGTCGGTGCCCTTCTCACGGATGTCCCGGTAGTCGAAGACCGGCAGGGTGCCACCGTTGAAGAAGGCCTTGGAGACCACCTTGATGGCATCAGCCCAACCGATGATCGAGTCCTGGATCTGGAAGCGGTACTCACCGTCTGATTCAGGCGACTTGATCTTGGGCAGCTGATCCACGTGGCGCTTCTGCACCGAGTAGCCGACACCGGTTCCACCAAGCAGGAGGAACATGAGTTCAGCGAAGCACTTGGTGTGCTCCATCGGGAAGTAGGCGCAGTTGAAGATGCGGTTGGGCGACAGCAGGATGGGTCGGCCGCCGAACTGCAGGCTGCGCATCGAAGGCAGCACCCGCTTGGTGCGAACGAAGGTGTTGTAGACCGCGTCGATCTGGGGGGCCATGTGCGGGTACTTGGCCTTGTGCATGTCTGCGTTGCGAGTGCAGATCTCGTCCCAGCTTTCACGCCGGCCCAGGTCGGGCACGAACTTGGCGTACTTGTTGAAAATGGTGATGTCGGAGAGGGCGGCTTTGTCGAAATTTTCCATAGGTGCGAGAGGGAGTTACTGGGGATTCCTGCTAAGGAAATGGAAAACCCCTCTAGGACGTATGAAGCAAACATCCTAGAGGGGTTTATAGATTCCCCTGGCTGGGGGAATCTAGTCTACGGTATTTCAGCCCATCAGAGAGTATCTGTCGGGGGCTGAGATACTCGAAGCTGAAGTATCAGTACGCACCTTGGGTCAAGGCTGCCCAGCTCACAGGGAACAGCGGGGCGATGATCTGGTTCACCTGTTCCGCCAGCTCCTGGATTTCCTTCTGAGCGTGGGAATCCGAGCGCTGGTTGTAGAAGTTGGCGAAGGCGTAGAGGCTGCCTGTCCACACCCAGTTGACTTCGCAGCCTTGGGGCAGGATGAACCTGGCTTGCTCTGGGCAGACACCTGCACCGACCATGGACTCGTAGAGCTCAATGGCGGCCTGGGTTTGCTCTTTGTAAGCAGCCATCCACTGGCCGCTGTACTGGTGCTTGCCTCCGCTGCCTTGTTTGACGTTCTCGGCCTTGGCTCGGAAGAACGGGGGTACGAAGACCTCGGGCCTGGTGCTGATGTAGCGCCTGGATTCCTCACTCTCCACGAAGCCGATCTTGTGCTTGAAGCACTGCACCCGGATGGGAATGGGTGCCTGCATGCGCAGGGTGATCTGCGGGTGGCCGAAGGGAACCCAGTGGCACGGGATCGAGCGCATGTAGACGGCCAGGTCGTGGAGCTCCTGGTCGTTTTTCTTCTCCCTGAGAGAGCCCACAGGCGCTACATAGTCCACTTTGCCGTGGTATTTCATCTGTTGGATGAGTTTTTCCCAATCCCCCGACTGCATACCCCGAGCCAGGAACCGTATGAGTTTGTCATTCTGGTCCTTGGTGAAGTTGTCAGCCAGTTTGTCGAAACTCTGGCGGGCAAAGTTTGCGACATCGTGGTCTGAGAGATAATGGTTTTCGTAGGTGGCTTTCATGCTGCCCTTTTTGCTATGTGGATGGCGGAAAGAGATACTAGCCGGGAAACCCAAGCATGCCCACTGAACTACAAACCTGCTCTGGAAACTTCTGTGGCACAGGTGGCTGGGCTGGCCCACTTCCTGGGGATCCAGGCGATGCTTATGGGTTGACCGCCACCCCTGCCTTTGGTGGGGTGCAGCTGACGTGGAACTTGCCTGGGGTGAATCCACAGGCGGTGGCCTATATCTCGGTGTATCGAGGCTTTAACCCCGACTTTGCGCTGGCTGTGAAGCTCAGCGATTGGGGCGGGAGTTCGTACTTCGACCAGACAGGGCTCGGAGAGCCCTTGCGTCAGAAGTACTACTGGGTCCGTGTGATGTCGGTGAACGGCACTCCGGGGCAGTTGGTCGGCCCGGCGTCAGCCGTGGCACGACCAACGGTCACGGAGATGCTAGAGATCCTGGCAGGGCAGATCGGTGAGAGCGAGCTTGGCCAGGCTCTGAAAGCTGAAGTGGCTCGGATCCCTGTGGTGGATCAACGAGTGGCTCAGGAGACCTTGGATCGAATCCAAGACAACCAGTCTGTGATGCTGGCTCTGAACGCTCTGGATTCCCAGACGGGGGAGTTCCGCACGCTAGTCACGAACGAGCTTGTGGTGGTCAAGGACGCCCAGCAAGCTATCGTGAACGTGCTGAACACCATTGCTGCAGGCGGCGGTGGTGGTAGCGCTGAAGCACTGGTTCAAGTAGAGCGTGATGCTCGAATTGCTGCAGATGCTGCGATTGCTTTGGATGTCACTACGCTCTACACGCGGGTAGAAGACAACGAAGCGGCCATCATAGACGAGTCGATTGCTCGGACGACTGCGATCAACGCTACGACTCAGACGCTGAACACCCAAGTCAGCAACTTCCGTGGTGAAGCTCTTGGTGCAGTGGCTACCGAAGCCAACACTCGGGCCAGTGCAGACACTGCTTTGGGGCAGCGGATTGACACTGTGCAGGCTACAGCGACTACGTTGGCTGCGACTGTTCAAACCAACAACCAAGCCCGCATTGATGGTGACGCTGCGAACGCGCAGCAAATCACTACGGTTCAGGCTACGGCCAACGGCAAAGGAAAGATCCTTTACCAGAACACTACGCCTGCTGTTGCTGACCGCCTGGAGCAGAACCTGTGGGTTGACACAACCAACAACGCCAACACGCCGAAGCGGTGGAACGGTACAGCTTGGGTTGTGGTGACGGACAAGGTGGCTACTGATGCCGCTGCTCTGGCTGAGACTGCTCGTCAGGCTTCAATCACAAACGCAGCCTCCATTGTCACCAACAACCAAGCACGCATCGACGGCGATGCTGCTTTGGCTTCCCAGATCAACACGGCGCAGACGACTCTGAACGGAGCCATTGCTTCAGCAGAGACTCGGCTGCAAGCCAACATCAACATCGTTGATGGCAAGGCTGTGGCGATCGGTGCTCGATGGACGGCCATTGTTGATGTCAACGGGCTCATCGGAGGCTTTGGCATCTACAACAACGGCCAGCAGGTGGACGCTGGCTTTGATGTGGACTTCTTCTGGGTTGGCCGAACGACCAACAAGCGTAAGCCGTTCATCATCCAGAACGGCGAAGTGTTCATCGACAAGGCAGTCATTGGCACGATCACTGCTGACCAGATCGACACTCGTGGTCTGACGATCAGAGACACCAACGGGCAGATCATTCTTTCTGCTGGTGCCAGCTTGAACTCGCAAGTAGCTGCTCTTGCAAGTGTGCAGGCTGCGGCTCAGACGGCTAACTGGGGAACGGTCACTGGCAGGCCGACTGACGACAGCATTCGCAACAACCTGATCGACCTCTCGTGGTGGAGGCGCGATGGCACTTGGCCCTGGGCTACCAACGGCGAGTACAACCGGCTTGTCTCAGGCCCATCAGGCGACGTTAATCAGCCTGGGCCACGCGGCGGCTCGGACATCATGTGGTACGCCCAAGAGATTGGCGAGAATGTTGGCGAAGGCGGCGGCGGTTGGAACAGTGGCACGTTCGTAACTTCACGACTCGACCCGAGCAAAGCGTACCGTCTTGTTGTGCCTATCCGCCGCATGGCGGGCACCGGCACATACTACTGGGGCGGGTATGGTTTGTGTGAACTTAACACCACCGCTGTTAACACGAATCCATATTTTGCGGTTGCAAGCTCGGCAACACTGGAGTCGGATCGGTGGTATCTCTTTGTTGGCTACGTCTACCCTTACGGCTCTAGCGGCAACAACAGCGATGCAGCGGGTGTGTACGACTGCAAGACGGGTCTCAAGGTCGTGGGAGGCACAAACTACAACCACGAAGCGGAAGGCATGTACCACCACCGGGCGTACCAGTTCTACGCTTCGCTCAACGCCAACTGCCTTTTCGGCCGTCCATTCTGCAACGTGGTGGACGGCACCGAGCCAAGCCTCCGGGAATATTTCGAGACAAGCGCCGTTCTCAACCAAGCGCTTGTGCCGTCGATCAACGCGGCAGCTCAAACTGCTAATTGGGGGTCTGTTACGGCGCGTCCCAGCAACATAGCCTCGCTGGTGGGTAACGAGGGGATCCTCAACGGCCTAATTGGCATCAACTCATCTGGTCAGCTTTATGGCATCGGTGCGGGCGACGGCGTCACCGTGTCGAATCAGCAGATTCTGGTCCAGAACGGCACGCTCACTGGTATCGGCACGCCTGGGGTTGTCGTTGACAACAACCGAATCACTGTCGATGCCACTACAGGGGCCATCTCAGGTATTGGTGGTGGGGACGGCACATCCGTAGCAAACAACCAAGACTTTGTGATTAGAGCCCCTGGAGGCGGGGTGTTCACGGGTCAAACCGCTCCCATACTCGGTGCGTTGAAGATTCGCCTGCCGCAGTTCTTCACGAACACAATGTTGAAGTTCACTGTGGAGATCTACGAGTACAACACAGGGTTCTCGTGTACGTTGGAGCTTGCGGGCTATAACTACCAACCAGACACTGTTTGGTACAGCGTAACCGCTCGGGTGGTAGGCGGATCGAACGTCGAGTACCCAGTGTTCTTCGGTCACGATGGAACGCGGTGCTGTGTCTGGATCGACTCTCCTTCTACTGGTTCGTGGGTCTACCCACAGGTCCGAATCCGAGATGTTTTCGCGGGCTACAGTAACTTCAGCAAAAGCCTTTGGGAGAACGGCTGGCAGATCAGCTTTGACCAAACCAACATTACCAGCGGCACCGGGGCCAACCAGTTCAGCGCCAGTGTCGAAGACACCCTGCCTGGGTCTGATTGGCGGAAGTCTTCTGGAAGGCCGGCAAACTTGGCCGGCTTGTCGGGCTCTGAGCCGATTCTCAACAGCAACATCAACATCACGCTGAATAGCAATGGCACGTTGAGTGTTGGTGGGGGTCCGTCTGGTGGTGGCTCTTTGAGCCTGGCTTCGCTTGGTGCTGGCGCTTTCTCAACGCTGAACCAAATCACCGCTGGCAACATCAGCACCTACATTGCTGGCGCCGCCATTGACATTGCGCAGATCAAGCTGGCTAGCATAACAAACCTGGCTGCGCTGTCTTCTGTGCTGGGCACTGTTGAAATTGTCAACGGCGGCTACTTGCGCAGCGGTTCTGTTGGGTTCAACTTTGGCGATGGTTTCGCCATGGGCTGGATTGGTGGAGAGCCGTACTGGAAGATTGGCAACGACAGTACCTACATCAGGTACAAGCCGTCGACTGGCCTGGAAGAGAAGAAGAATGTTTTCACTGCTTCAGTGAACCCAGACACCATAACTATCTCAACCCCAAACTCTGCAGCCATCTCACAAACAGTCAACATTTCTTTGTTTGGTGGTGTAGAGCCATTCACTTATTCCTGGTCGATTCTCTACAGCTCTACGGGAAATGGCGCTATCACGATCTCCAGCCCGTTCTCGTCAAGTTCTGTTCTGGGCGTCTACGCTACAGCCCTCAACAGTGATTCAACGGTGGCAGGCTATGCAACATGCACCGTGCGTGACGCAAATGGCCGAGTTGCCCAGGCATCTGTCTACCTTTCTGCTTACGCATACCCTCAATGAAAACCTTTGTAAAAACTCAGGCAACCCCGCGAGGGGAGAAGATAGTTTCTGTGGCTCAAATGTCAGTGTTCCCTGATGAGCCGGGCTGGATAGAGATTCAGACTTCGGAGTGGGAAGGGTGGAAGAACTCAACCATGCCAGAGAGAAGTCCTTTCCTGTCTGCACAAGGTAGGGTTATTTGGATTGATGCCCGAGACCTTGAAGTGGAACGTCAAAAGAAGCGTGCCCAGATTGACAGTTGGCGTTTGAAGGCTAACTCCAGTGGGTTTACCTATCAAGGCAAGACAGTGTCCACAGACACTCTCAGCATGTTGGACATCAGCAATGCAGCAATTCAAATCTCTGCTCTAAACGCTATGCCTGTAGATTGGCCTGGTGGGTGGAAAGCCAAAGAAGGTTTCATACCAATCAGCACAGTGGCTGAATGGAACTCATTTTTCAATGCTATGTACTCTCAAGGACTGGCAAACTTCAACAAATCCAGGGCTTTGAAAGAGTTGGTGAACGGAAGCAATGACATTCAGTTCATCAAGTCTTTGACTTGGGATTCTCTGTAACTCTGAAAGCTCGAATGGCTATTGACAAAGAACTGCTGAAACTCAGCACACCGGCACAGAAGAAGGTTCTTCTGGCTTTGGGCAAAACCAAAGGTGATGTGCGCAAAGCTGCAACAGCTTTGGGCTACCACCCTCGAACGGTGGAGAAAGCTCTTGCTGCTGTGAAGAAGCTGGCTGCGTACTCGGGCTACAGCCCAGCGCACGACATGACGCACACGGTGCCTGCGGGCTTTGTCGTAAAGGGTGTCTCCACCTTTTACGACAAGGACGGCAAGCCGACGAACCAGTGGGTCAAGTCGAAGCTCGATGACGAGGCACGCACTCAGGCCATGCTTGAGTTCATCAAGGACGCTGCAGAGAGCTTGCCCAGGCTGCCCCTGATCGCTGCACCATCGAGCTCACTGAGCGAGCTGTGCAACGTCTACACGCTGACGGACTCCCACTTTGGAGCTCTGGCTTGGGGCGAAGAGACCGGTGGCCAAGACTGGGATCTGGAGATCGCAGAGCGCACGCTGACGGCTTGCCTGCAGCGCATGGTGATCTCGGCCCCCAAAGCCAAGGTGGGCATCCTGGCTCAGCTGGGAGACTTCTTGCACCAGGATGGCATCAACGCCCTGACGCCCACTTCAGGCCATCTGCTGGACGCCTCGGCACGGTTCTACAAGATCATCCAGGCAGCGGTGAACCTGCTCCGGAATGCTGTGGACTTTCTGCTGCAGCATCACGAGGAAGTCGTTGTGCTCATGGGCGAAGGCAACCACGACATCACGAGCTCGATGTGGCTGCAGGCCATCTTCTCGGCTCTCTACGAGAACGAGCCTCGGGTCAAGGTGATGAAGTCACCGATGCCCTACTACGCCTACCAGCATGGCGAGACCATGCTTGGGTGGCACCACGGGCATCTGAAGCGCAACGATGACCTTCCTGGGGTCTTTGCGGCCAGGTTTGCCAAGATGTGGGGCAACACCAGCAAGCGCTACATCCACACGGGCCACAGGCATCACGTGGAAGAGAAAGAGCACAACGGGGTGATCGTGGTTCAGCATGCGACTCTCGCAGCGCCGGATGCCCACTCGTCACGCCATGGCTACAACTCGGAGCGCCAGGTTCGAGTGATGACCTACCACCAGAAGTACGGTGAGGTTGGTCGTGTCGTCATCACACCGGAGATGGTGGGAAGTTGACATAACCTTTATCGTGCCCAGTCCACCTCAACCGAGAGCAGGGCTTGGGCACGAACCAACATGGCACACCATTCAGGGCCTACACGGTCAATGGCTTCAGCCAACGTGTAGCCCATCTCAAAGATCCAGATGGGTTCGTTGAGTACAAGCGCCACAGCCAGGCGCTCTCCAGTGGACATGGGATACCAAGCGTCTTGGCCGTTGTGGTGAACTTCTTTGGCTTTCTGAAGTAGCTGGTTGAACTCTGCTACTTGCTGCTTTGAGTACTCAGTTCCAACGACGACATTCATGTCGACATTCTCCTTAGGTTTCTCTCTACGAAAACCAAGTCAGATCTGCTGTCGATATGCGCAGTTGTGAAGAACTGCTTTTCAACTAGCAGCTCCAGGGCTTGCTTGAGCTTGTAGCGAAACTGGTACAGCTGCTTGATCTCTGAACCAGTCAGAGTCTTCAGCTTAGCCACTGAGTATGGAACTGGTTCTCGGTGGGTGTAGTAGAAACTGTGCAGCCACTTTGCCAAGGGCGGTAGCTGCAGCCGGGTTCTCCACTCAAGTCGAGAGTAGTCGGTAGGCCCGAAGAGCGACACGATCTCTTTTTCCAAGAGGATCTGCCACTGACGAAGCGGAGCGTCTTCAGCTTCTTGCTTCCACCGGAAGGCTCGAATCAAAGAGCCAGCGTAGCCTCGTTGGACTCCGCTGGGAAGATCTAGCGTAACGGTGATGGAAGTGGCCTTGAGCCGATCCAGGCAGTCGATAAGCCGCTTGTACGAGGCTGAGTTGGTTGTCCAGCCCAGCTCTTTCAGCATCGAGTAGGCCGTGAACTGGACAAAGGTGCCCAGCTCGTAGAACCGGCTGATGTGCAGGATCTGCAAGAAGACATCTTCGTCGTCTTGCCGCAGCTCTTCGCCTGTGTAGCTGATGGTGATGCCATTCACTGAGGCGATCTGCTTGCGCTTGAAGTTCTCTCGGGCTCCCTTGCGGGTGTTGGCCACGGTGAACAGGGCCGATCGAGCAAATGCATTGGGCAGCCCACGCATCTCTTCCGGCCACATAGGTAGCTGGGTGGCTGTCGCCATCACTGTTGAGCTATGCCTGGGGACCATGGGGGCGTGTGTGAGGTGTGGGAGACCGATCGTGAAGCAGCTTTGGTCAGAAGTCCACAGCCTAAGAGTGATGCTCCCTAGTCCAACAGTGATGAACTAGGCACCCTGCCCTTCTGGACAGCGGTATTTGGTTTTTCTTAGCTCAAGAGTGATGGTTGCGGTCACTTATCCACAGGCATCACTGTTGCACCTGGTTCAAAGGTGAGCAAGTTGTCCCAGTTAGAGAGAGTTACCTCTTCTCTAGGACCATCACTGTTGGACTGTGCCGGCATCACTGTTGAACCGTCAGCTTGGCGAAAGCATCACTCTTGGGCCGATACCTCACCTGGTTCAACGGTGAGGGGTATTTTGTGTGTGGGCAGATACTGAATATCTTGTTGACCTTCAAAATAGGGGTCTGGTATATTCAATACCAGTTTGATTCACGGCCCGAGTGCTTGCTTGGGATACTGCAAGGAATACTCCGATGGCCCTCCCCTACTCTGCTCAACTGGTTTTCGGAAAGCGCTGAACGATGTCTGCGCACAACACAGAAAACCTGAAGCAAGCTGCTGATCTACTGAGCCTGACCACGGTGCTCGCCACCTTGGCAGCATGGCTCCCCCCTCTGGCTGCTCTGGTCAGTATCGTGTGGGGTCTGATTCGGATTTACGAAACCCCAACGGTGCAGAAATTTCTGGAGCGAAGAAAAGCCAAGCAGTGTGTCTGCGAAACCCCCGATCAAACCAAGACTCCGGAGATTCTCTGAATATGCCCAAGCAGATTGCCCAGGTTACTTTGGCTGCCCTTCGTGCGGCTGGTGCTTCGCCCACCAAAGCCAAAGAGCTTCTGGAGCCTACCAAGGCTGCTTGCGCTCTGTTTCAGATCGACACCGCTCAGCGGATCAGCCTATTCCTGGCCAACGCTGCTCATGAGAGCAACAAGTTCCAGTCGATGCAGGAGAACCTGTACTACACGACTCCTGACCGCTTGGTGGCAGTGTTCCCGAGCCGCATCAAGAACTTGAACGAGGCTCAGAGCTTCACCAAGAACCCTCAAAAGCTGGCGAACCGGGTCTACGCCAACCGGATGGGCAATGGTGATGAGGCCTCTGGTGACGGCTGGAAGTACCGTGGTCGTGGGTTGTTTCAGCTCACCTTCCGGGACAACTACAAAGAAGCCCAGGAAGCGCTGAACCGCCCTTACCTCGATCAGCCTGAGCTGGTGGGTGAAGTGTCCGACGCAGTGCTCACTGCAGCCTGGTTCTGGCACAAGGCTGGCTGCAACGAGCTTGTGGACACGCACCAGTACGGTCTGGTGACTCGTTCTATCAACGGCCCTGCCCGCTTGGGCCATGACGATCGGATGGCTCACTACAAGGCGGTCATGGACACCTTGGCTTGATGGGGTAGGTTGAACCTACTTCAAACGAATCTAGGTAGGTTGAGGTGGTCTCAACTTACTTGAGGTGGAACGAAGCCAGATGGCTTCAAACAAGGAGAACGAGATGAAAGAATGGATCCTTGCCCGACTGCGCGAGCCGTCGACCTGGAAGGGCCTGGCTCTGCTGGCTGGTGTGGCCGGCGTCAACGTGAGTCCGGAACTGCTGCCGCAGATCGGCACGGCTGTCGGTGCTGCCATCGGTGCTGTCGACCTGATCCGCCAGGAACGCTGAGACCCCATGGACGAGTTTGACCGAGCCCAAGAGCTGGAGCTGGTGCAGCGAGAAGCTGCTATTGCCCAAGCGAGTGCCAGTACCAACCGAGGGCCGGTCTACTCGGGTCAGTGCCACTACTGCAGTGCTGCCCTACTCCCGCCTCGCAGGTTCTGCGATGGCGAGTGTCGTGAAGGCTGGGACAAGGTGGAAGCTGCGAAGCGACGCAACGGCACCCCGTTGATCCCTGGCATCTTCTACGACGATCCGATGGACGACTTCACCCCTTCAGCCTGAGATGGGTTGGCCCTACTTCAAACCACCTGACACCAGCTAGTGCTGAGTCAACCGGCTTGGATCTGGCTGAAGCGAAGTGACGTGGGCTGCATCGAGACGAGTTCAACTAGGTTGAGTTCGTTTGGGTGCAGCCCGCATCACTTAGGGTAGGTTCAAACCACCTGGATTCACTTCAGATGGGTTGTCTTGACCCGGTTTGAGGCAGGCCTACACTACGCCCCCAGTACAACTACAGGGGTGCGAGATGATCTTGGCTTTGGCAGCTGAGAAGGGTGGGGTAGGGAAGACCACGTTGGCTATCAACCTGGTCGTTTGGAGGGCTCGACAGGGGCGCAGGGTGCTTCTGATTGATGCCGACAAGAAACAGGCGTCAGCGTCCTCCTGGGTGGCTCTACGCATGCACGCAGAGCTTGAGCCTGGTGTCACCTGTGCTGTGCTGGACGGAGAGATGGTCTCCAGCCAGGTCAAGATGTTTGCCCCCTTGTACGACGACATCGTCATCGACGGGAGAGGGGCCAACGACCCAGGGCTGCACGGTGCCTTGGTGGTGTCGCAGCGGTGCTTGACCCCAGCCAAACCAGGCCAGTTCGACTTGAACTCGCTGGGCAACATGGCTGAGCTTGTTGGACTTGCCAGGTCTATGAATCCAGAACTGGACGCACTGGTGGTGCTGAACCAGGCTCTCACCAACGATGGTGATGTGGACGCCTTTGCAGCCCAGGATGCGATCTCTGAGACGGTTCCCAACTACCGGTTGGTCAAGACTGTCTTGCACAGCCGGAAGGCCTTCTCGAACTGTGCCAGGACAGGCATGGCAGTGATGGAGATGGCCCCAGCTGATCCTCGTGCTGTGGCTGAGCTTGATGCTTTGGCTCAGGAGGCATGGGCATGAAGAAGAGTGGCTTTGTGAACCCCATGGCACTGCGCCAGGAGCTGGTCGAGCGCACAGGGGCTTCGCCCCTGCAGCTCGAGCCAGCGGCTGAAGCAGGGCCGTTGAAGGAAGAGAAGCAGGAGAAGAAACCCGAAGTGGTTCAGGTGTCTTCTGCTGATCCCTTGCCCTGGTTGAATGCACATCCCAAGGTGAAGATTCACTTTGGGTTGCGCATACCAGAGAAGCTGCACAAGCAGTTTGAGTACGCTGCCAACCATACGTTGGGCGACAGCATGCAGACGTTTGCTTTGCGGGCTTTGGAAGAAGCAGTGGTGAAGAGGTTGAAGGAGCTTGGAGTAGGTTGAACCTACTTCAACTCGCCAAGTAGTTGATCTGCTCGGTGTACTTGCGGATCCTGGCTTGGTCGAAGCGCATGACACTGGCTCGCAGGTTGCACAGAGAGTCGTGGATCTTCACGATGCGTGCTATGGAGTTGGCTTTGCAGCGATCCAGGTACGCAATCCGGTCTTCACCAGGGATGCGAGTCATGGCAACGACTGCTGCTACTACGCTTGCGTTGAAGAGCACTGCCAGAGTCTCTTTGAGCATCTTGGTGTCTTCCAGGATGTCGTGCAGCCAGGCCACTTGAAGCAGGTCATCGAGAGGCTCTTTGAAAGCAGTAGCGTCTAGGACGCTGTCTTTCACTTCTCGCAAGTGGCAGTAGTACGTCCTGTCGCCGTACATTTGCTTTGCGTGAAACTTGCAAGCGATGTGTTCTGCGAGTTCAACTGACATGGTTGGCTTTCAGGTTCTCGACAAAGAGCACTTGTACGGTGAAACCGTTCAGCTCTTTTTCGCTGGTGCAGAGGTAGCTGCCGTTGCCGTAGCGCTTAGACATGCGACTGGACAGCGAAGCACGAAGAGAGGCGGCTTCGTCTGCGGTTTTGACTTGGTGAGTGAAGACATCGCCTGGCTTGCAGGTGTCCAGGAAGCTCAGGTAGACATCTGCCCAGCGGAACTGGACAGGGCCACGGCTGCGAAGAGGCTTTTCAGGCTCAGGCTGAGCCAGTTTGGCGTTGCCAAAGGTCTGGCCTTCGTAGAGCACTGCGAACTGAGCTCCGCTGGCTTGGAGCAGGGTGACGGCTTGGTGAATGGCTCGTTGTTTGACTTGCATGAACTGGCTCAGGTTGAGGTGGTTTGAACCCAGGTAGGTTCAAACCACTGGCTTAGCCCTCGATCTTCTTGAGGGTCTTGGGGATCTCTGCGTTGCAGCGGTTCTCTTGCGTGCTAAGGACGGTGCGCCCCTTGAAGTCCTCGGCCTTGTAGCAGCCGACTGCACCGCTGACGGTGCTGCACTTCAGTTGAACTTGTGCTGCCTTGGTCTTGGGGTCGATCAGGTCGACGCTGGCCCAGCCGTCGCCTTGAGGGCAGTTGGCTTGCTGCGTCGAGTCGCCTCGGCCCAGGATGTTCAGCGTCTCGAATCCGTTCTCGGCCCGCCACTTCTGGGCGTTGTAGCGGGCGTTGTCGTTGGCCACGGAGCGCTGCAGTTCGAGGGTGTCGAACGACACTTTCTCTTCACCGCAAGCGGCGAGGAACAGTGCGCAAAGCACTGCGAGGATCGCCATGAGTTTCATGTTTCACTTTCTTGGTTTGGTGCCTTTGGACAGGCAGGCACCGTAGCCTGTTTTTCTTCTTACTGGCTTTTCAGAGTGGCAAGGGCTGCGCGGGCTGCTTGTACGCATTCCTCTGTCTCTGGATCCCAGTTGCCGCATTCGCCGCAATTCACCAGACCGGTGTAACGGTCAAGCATCCCTGTCAGCGCTTTACTCAGCAACGCAAGCAGCTCATCACGCTTGGCATCCGCCTTCAGCGCAAGCTCTGCCGCAGCGTGGCGGGCGTCCCGGTGGCCCAGCATGTAAAAGTCCATGCCGGCCGGCACTTGGCGCTCTCGCAAGTTCATGATCTGTCCGTGCAAGTCCATTGCTCTCTCCGTGTTCCTTGCCAGCGTTTCGCGGGTGCTGGCTAACCCTTCACTGAGCCCCGGACCCGCTAAAGCGGGCCGGGTTAGTTCGGCCGTTAGGCGCCATCAGTATTCGACGCGCTCAATGGTGAACTCGTGTTCGCAGTGCTCGCACGTCACCTCCCAGCCTTCGAGCTTGTCCCAGTCGTTCGTGAAGATGCGGCGCGCAATGTCGTGCTCGCAGTCGTGCTGTGCGCGGGCCAGGTCGTTGCTCTCCCCGCACTTCGGGCAGTCAACATGCAGGCTCCAGTCAAGCAGCGCGGTCGGCCTCTTCGCTCCGTCACCAGCGCCTAACCCTTCGCTCAAGCGCCGACCGCAAACGGCGGTCACGTTGTCTCTGTGGCTTGCGTCGGCCGTAGCTCCCACGTTAGGCCTCTTCAGTCACGATCATTTGACGCCCGAAACAACCATCCACCTCGTAGCAGTTGACAAGGTATGTGCCCGCGTATGTTGGATTGCTGCTCCATTTGGGCGGCCCTATCTTTGCCCAATCAACGCCAGCCACGATAACAGCCGCTTCGCGCGGAGTGTCGGCCGACACAATCCGGGTGTTCTGCGTTGCCTCTCCAATCCAATCAACAGCGAACCTTTTATGGTTTCTGTGGGCAAACCTTTCTGCCCTTCGGCGCATAGCATCGTCTGCTAGCCTTTCGCGGTCGAGGCCTAACCCCTCGCTCAAGCCGAGCACTGCCGGCGTACTTTCTGTGGTCATTTCAACTCCTGTGCCGGCAGTGCCGGCTTAGCTCAAACGTTAGGCCCCGGCCGGCTTGGTCAGCCCGCCACTGCCGCCGCAATCGTGGCAAGGGTCGCCATCGTCCAGATCGCCAGTGCCGCTGCAAGTTCTGCACGGGTGCAGCGGGCGCACGCCAGCGCGCGTCATCTTGGCGGGCGTCGTGTAGGTATCGCGGTAATCGCTCGTCGCCTTGTCGCTTTGCAGCCATTCGTCGCTGACAACAAGCCCCCGGTCGTCCATCCAGTGCGTGGGCCTAACCCCCTCGCTCAGCCCCCGACCTGCGTCGGCGTTGGGGCTTTGGTTCGCTTCGTGTTTCATGGTCTCGCCTCCTTGTCGGGGTTAGCTCGCACGTTAGGCCACTACAGCAGCCCGTAGGCGTGCGGCTGCATCGGTGTGGGGCCGTACTCTTCCGGCCCGTCGCCGCCATCCTCTACGCGCTCTTCATCTTCGTCGGGCGGCGGCGGCTCCATGCCGTGCGGGCAGTGGCGCACGCAGTCAGCGTGTCCTGGCCCGCCCGGCTCGCCGTAGTCGTACTCGCCAGTTTTCAGGTCCACGTACACAGCCTGCGAGCAGTTGTCCCAATCCAGCGGGCAGCGTCTGCCGCCCTCGATTTGCCATAGCCTCGCGCCGTGGCTCACCTGGCCTTCAGTGCCGGCCAGTTGCATCGCGGCGGTTATCAGGTCGTTCAGTGTTTGCATGCCTTGGTCCTCTCGCTTCGGAAACAGTGGCCTAACTGGTCGCTCAAGGGCGACCTCCTACGGGCCTGCGGCCCTACGTCGGCGCCTTAGCTCCAACGTTAGGCCCGCATACCCGCTCGATGAAGCGCAGGCCCATGCCGAGGGGTACACGATCACCGTAAGCGCTAAACAGCGTCGGTTCAAAAAGCACGGTGCGCTGCGTGATCTCTGCAATCGTCAGCGTCACGCATACCGTCGCGCCATTACGCAGGATGTGCCACGTTTCGCCGGGTTTCGGTGTCACGCATCTATCAACGTTGGTGCATAGGCCAGGTGTCGGGCAGGCAAGGCACGGGCTCACCACCAACGGGCCTAACCCCTCGCTCAAGCGCGACCCATCGCGGTGGGTGGCGTCGTCTGCACTCGGTAGCTTCTCAGTCATCGGTCTTCCTTTGCGCCGCGCTGGGCGGCTTAGCTCGAACGTTAGGGCGCACGCGGCGGGCGCAGCTTGTGCGCCTTCAGCAGCGCGGCTTCGATCAACTCCGCAGGCGTCTCGGGCTGCTCTGCCATCCACTGCACTAGCCATGTGGGCAGGCGTAGCGGGACGTTGACGCGGCGCAGGCCGGGTGGTGCGGGGGGGCGCCCCCCCTTTGCTTTTGTCGTTCATGCTTCAATCACGCAGCAATCGACGCGACCGTCTGCATGCACTCGATGGCACCACACACCGGGGAAGCGGCCATAAACCTGCGCCTTGCAGCCAAGCACCACGTAGGCCGGCTTGCCTTGCTTTTGCGCGACAGCTTGCGCGCGCAAAGCGGACTTGACGAAAGGCGCGTGGATCGTGGTCACTGTCCAGGCAGCAACAGCGCACCGCTCGCGCTCTGCGGCCACGCGCGCATCTGCCCACGCCTGCAAACGATGGGCTGCCAGTTCATCAGGCAACTCGTCGCGGATGTATTGCGGCATCCGCTCCGGTGGCGTCAGCGGCCG